CTTTTAAGTAAGAAACAACACTTTCCCAAGTATTTTCTCCATCACTCACTCTTACATTTTTTGATGTTGTGAGTGCTTTTTTATGTTCTTCAGTAAGTTTTTTTCCATACATGGGGTTTCCTTCACCGGAGTACATCTTACTAAACTTTTCACGGACTTCTGGTTTATATACTGGATTGTATGATTTGTCTTTCATCTTCTCACTTCTCATATCGCAGAAATTATCGTTTCTCATAACGACCTCATAAATTCCTGCTCTCTCACTTACAAAAAATTTTCCTTCAATATTTGTGTTATAATAGTCGTCTGTCATTAGAACATCTCTTTTGAATTGTTCCATAGTTTCATAATAAGACATAGATTTTTTATGGGGACATAGATAAAGTATTTCTCTCAAGAAATTATCTTCACCAAGAAGTTTTACATCTTCATTTAATTCATCACACGATCCAAAATATTTTTTCCAATCACTCTCCTTTGTTTTTCTTCTGCCAGTCTTCTTATCTTTTCTTCTTGTCCAAAAAGATTTTTTACCAATATATTTTCTACCATTTGTTAGGTTTGTTATGAGATAAACAAATCCTTCAATTCCTTTAGGAGCCTCTATGAATTTATTTTCGTTATATCTCCAAGACATAAAAATACTTTCTACCATAAAAATATTTATAGTGAAAGTATTTTTGAGTCATATCAATAACTTTATTATAAATAGTTTGGTAGACTTTTGAAAAGAAGATGAAGACATTCCAAGAATTTATGTGTGAATGTTATGCTATTCAGGAGACATCACTGAATAGAATTCGTTCTAAAACGCAGAAAGGTGGAATGGCTATCTTGTCTGGACAGAGAGGAGATAAGTCTTCCAAAGAAAATAAAGAAAGAAGCAAGAGAACTGAAAGAAGAATTCGTGGTGCCGGTCTTCCTGGACCTACAAAAGTTTCTGGGAGATACACAGAGAATCCTGGAACACCTCAGGAGAAGAAAGTGGGAGAGAAGTCCCATATAGTTTCCTCTGGTAAGATGGGGAAGAGGAAGTTCAAGAAGACAGTTGAGAAACTGGGCACAGAGGCTGGACTTAAGCACAAAAAGAATGTAAAATTAGGGTCAAGCAAAGATGATCAGGACTCAGTTTTAATCCAACGCAAAAAAGGTGGATCTGCTACACTCAAAGGAACTTCCAAAACATCTTGGCCAGGTAAGGGTAAGAATGTTAAAGTAGGGAAGATAAGACCAGGACGCACTGGTGAATTTGATACCAAAGTAAAAAACAAAACATTTACTTATGAAGAAGACTAAATTTCCATTTCAGCATATTGTTTTAGAAGACAAAAAAGAAGTCTGGGTTCTTTGTGATAGTACCATTACTGCTATGGGGATTGGTTCTATTACGAAAAAGTTTTATCCTGGATATACTCCTCACATTGCTTCTAAAGATTATTTCTCAGAACTATCTAAACTTTGAAAAAGTATTATGGGTCTTGTCCAGAACTTAAAGAAGATTTGGAAAATTATGGAAAGGGGGTATTCAGACGGACTATCCTCTCCCTCCACAAAACAAAAGGAAAAACCAATTTTGAAGAAACCAGACAACTCTTTGTCAACGGAGTCCTCACAGAAAGCCTTGACACAGGAGAACCAGCGTTCTATAATAGCAACATCCTCAACAGATACTTCCGAAAGGATTACTATGAACACAAAGATTGAACCAGTGAAGCAAGTTGTGGATTGGTCACTAGATAGAATTCACCAATTATCAGATATACCTGACATTGAATCCCAATTTGATGCCGTGGCAATTGCTGAAGAATTTGCTGAATGGATTAACCCAGAAGAAGGGAAAAAAGAAATTGAGTATATATGTCTTGAGGACCAAGATTTTGGAGATCAAGAGATAGATACCATATAAATAAACTCTGTAATTTACAATTTTTTACAAACAATGACTGAACAACAACAACACCTCGCAAATCTTATTAACCAGCGTCAACAACTTGCGACTGAACTTGATAAACTTCAAGGACAATCAAATGCCGCAAGGGAAGCGTTTTTTAAAGTCCAAGGAGCAATTGAATATTTGACTCAGACTGGAGCAACTCTTCCAGAACCTGAAGCTCCTGCTGAAGAAGCACCTGCTGAAGAAACGGCAGAGTGATTTGACAAAACCGACCTTCTATCTTATGATATGAAGGTTCACTAATGACTCAATAGCTCAGTTGGATAGAGCAACTGCCTTCTAAGCAGTCGGTCGTAGGTTCGAGTCCTACTTGAGTCGCCAGGGGAATTAGCTCAGTTGGTAGAGCATCGCCTTTGCAAGGCGGGTGTCAGGAGTTCGAGTCTCCTATTCTCCACTTGACAATCTAATACTTATGTGTTATGATTGTCTTATATGCGGGGTTAGTTCAGCGGTAGAACGCTATCCTTCCAAGTTAGATGTCGTCGGTTCGATTCCGATACCCCGCTCTTGGTAGTCCCTAGCGATTAACTAGGTAGACGCCAAAGGAAGTTAAGTCAAAGAAACGAGACAAGCAGACAATGCCCTTTGAACTGGTGTAAGTCCAGTAACTTCCATTATTCCCCTGTGGCGCAGCGGTAGCGCAGTTGACTGTTAATCAATGGGTCGCAAGTTCGAATCTTGCCGGGGGAGTATGGGAGATTAGCGCAGCGGTAGCGCAGCTGCTTTACACGCAGTTGGTCACTGGTTCGAATCCGGTATTTCCCATTATAAATAAACTGAATAATTAAAAGTGATGATGAACCACTGGAAAAATGATGAACTCTTTGGAGAAAATTGGTTTACTTTTACAAAGTTTTATTCTGAAGTAGCAAGAGAAATACCTGAAGGTTCTACTATTGTTGAAGTTGGTGCTTGGAAAGGAAGATCTGCCGCTTTTCTTGCCGAAGAGTTTATGAAGTTGAATAAGAAGGTTACATTTTATGTGGTGGACATTTGGGAAGGAGAAGTATCTCAAAGTTCAAAGTTGGTTAATAATGCTGATGGAAATGTAACTCACAACTCAAAATCTATAAATTTATATGAGTTGTTCTTAAGTAATTTGAAACCATTTGAAAAATATTATTTTCCTTTGAAACTCAAATCTGTTGATGCTTCAAAGAGATTTGAGAATGGTAGTTTAGATTTTGTTTTTATTGATGGTTCTCATGAATATGAAGATGTGTATGAAGACATTCTTCATTGGAAACCAAAGGTAAAATCTGGAGGCATTCTTGCTGGACATGATTATACAGAATGGTTTCCTGGAGTTACTAGAGCAGTTGATGAGCAAATATCCAAATTCATTACTAGAGAGTGTTGTTGGGTTTCTAGAATTCCTTAATAAATAAAACAGAATAATTCCAAATGAATATATTATGGATACGATAAGAGTAAGGTGTAAGAATTGTAATAGAGAATTAGAGGGGCACGCTACAAAGACAGTAACTTGTGGTTGTCCTAATATGACAACAATAAGAGGGGAAAAGATATCAGGGCTTGACTTATCTAAGGTTGTTATGTTAAACTCATACAAAGAGGAAAGAAAAAAGAATTTCTTAACTCAAGAAGACATTGCTTGGCAACAGGCAAGAAGGGATAGAAAAGTTCGTAAGTTGGACTTCGAAATCCGATAAAATTTGGAAAGGTGACCGAGTGGTTTAAGGTAGCAGTCTTGAAAACTGCCGTGTTCGTAGCACCGTGGGTTCGAATCCCACCCTTTCCGTTTAGTAACAACAAAGACATTAAAATATTAAGAGATGCTTTAATGTCTACATATGAATATATGGGATTGTAAAATGGTAGGGTTTTATTTTCTAATGCTGACATTTGTTGCATTAGTTGCTTATGCAGGTTATGATGAGACTATGAAACTCTTTGCTTATGCCGATTTACAGGTTCGATATGCATTTGTAAAGGCGCAAATGAAGTGGATGGGTTGGAAACTTAAGAGGCAACTTATTAAGGATACGACCGATTTTGAGAAGTTCCTTAAGGAGTACAAAGATGGAGAATAGAGAGCTGTCCGACCTATCTATTGATAGGAAGGAATGCCCCAAGTGTGGTGCTACTTGGTTGAACGGTGAGCACTATTGGTCAGGAACTGGCAATAAAGGAAATGAATTAGATCTTGCTGGTCTTGTATGTAACAAACTTGGTGATGATACCTGCATAAACCCTTGCAGAGGGAAAGATGGTGGGGTAACATGGGCGAAGCGTTTAACGGAACTGGAAGAGGATTTTCCTGAATGATTGAGCCTCATGATGAGTTTGTAAGTCGTAGTGAAGTACAGGAGATGATTGATGATGCCATACGAAGACATAATCGTAATGCTGCGATTATTTCAATGTGTGTTGGTTGGGTTGTTCTTGCTCTTTTTGCT